ATACCCTCGCTGAGCCATTCTAAAAACAAAAATAGCCCCATTAAACTAATAGTAGTTTGAGGCTAATTTGCTCTGTCCTGTTCGGATATATTTTAACATTTGGTATTATTTTTTGTCAACCTCTCAGCAGTACGATAGTTTCAGGGCATATTAAAGATGGTTCAATCCTACCAAAAGACATTAAGACATCGGAGATTTTAACCTTCAGCGCCAATAATACAGCTCAAACTATTTCTGATAACTTAATAGTTCAGTCGGGTTGGACATCCTTTTATGGCAACAACAGTAAAAGTCAGAAGGTCATAGTAACATTTCCAAGACAATTCAAAAAAGTATATGCAGTTATTCCTGCCCTAATAGGCTACACCACTAGTGCGCCAACTTCACCATCTAGTTTTGACAGAGCAATTGGCGCAGGCACGAATATTGAGTGTGGAGCGTTCAAAACAACGGGTACAACCATTACGGCTTCTACCTCTGGTATTTTTGGTGGTGCTCATCATGGCATAAGCTGGATTGCGGTCGGTGTTATTTAGGTCTTCTTCACGTATTGAATCGTCACGAATGATGTTCGATATCCAGATTGATCGGCGTATGTTTGGATGTTGATATTGCTGTTATCAGCGTAAACTGTCACTGTATAAGCTTGCTGGTCGGCAGCATGTGGCAGGTTAATTGTCGCGCCAATACTATCTTCCTTTGCAATGCCGCGAATATTGATGACCATGTCAAGATTTGTGATACCGTGCGGCACGGTTGTTTTGCCGGCGACCTTCAAACCGCCCATCGCAAACGTCTTCTGATAAATTGTGCGGCCGTCAATCCACTTCATGCCGGTGTCGACTTCTGACGTGCTGCGGTCGCCACGGGCTGCTGACGATAGTTTTTGCGGTAGGATTGAACCATCATATTATATTTGCTAAAATGTAAGTAGAAATGCGAGCAAGCACGCGAGGGTTTATTGAGGTGCTTTACCTCGCATGTTTGTTCGGATTTTCAAACTAACCTGTGCTATAATATAGACATAGGAAATTGCGATCACAAAATGTGGTCGCTTTTTTATTGGAAAAAATTATGAGCAGCACAGAAATTTCAGCAAAAGAATTTGGCGCGCTACAAGCAACTGTTGAGCATATTAAGGATAGCATAGATAAACACACAATCATGCTGGAGCGCATGGAAGAGGCGATGAATAAAAACGTGCCACGATCTGAGTTCGAGCAATATAAGCGAGACCACGCTACTGAAATCAAAGAAAACTATCTACGGCGCGAGGAAGCCGAAGCACTACTTAAGTTCTGGCGGCTTATCACCAGCAACTTAGCAAAGTTATTTGCAGTAGCACTAGTATCGTTTGCTGTGTACGCAACAGGTGCGATGGTCAAGCAAAGCCAGGAAGTAACATCACTAAAAGCCGATTTTCAGCACTTGGAGGCAAAGAAATGATTGCCGCATTAATATCACTAATCACAGTCTCGCTTATTCTTTATCTGATTTTTCATAATAATAACAGACAAGGAGGTCAAATATGAAACTAGAAAAGAAAACAACGCGGCAGCTATCAATCGCGGTTGGTTTGCTGTCATTCGCAGCATTTATCATCCAGGGACTAGGTGATATCTGGGGCTTCGCACCAGTGGCTAAGCAGCTCACCGCAACCGCCCTGTTGGTCGCAGGTGGCGTGAATATGTACTTCTCGGGCGTTACCAGCGAGAAGAATAGGCAAGACAAAAAAATGGCTCAAGAACTCCAAGATAAAGAGGTAGAGAAATGAAAAAAATAATTTCAAATCTGAAAAACTTCATCATCAATCAGCTAGGTGTGTTGATAGTTGTAAGCGTCATCATCGTGTCGGCTGTGTTTTTAATCATAGGAAAACCCTCAGAGGACGGCAGTATCACGTTGGACGGTTCAAAAGCCAAGTACTCCAAAGCAACTGAGAGAGCTTTATGCGAGCTAGCCAAAAAGCGTGAGAACGCTATCGCTGGCATTATGGGGCTAGACGTACCACAGGATTCCGGCTCGGGCTGTGAAGCACCCGACAAAGAGCTAGCGCAGATGGGTTCTGGCGTGTATTACAAGACTGACATGTCAAGTCCTGCTGCTTTCGTAAATGCGATGAATGGTCGCGGATTCAATGAGGGGTATGGTCTGCAGTGCGTAGCAGGCTTTAAGCAGTTTATGTTTAGCTTGAGTGGACGTGTGGTAGCTACCAGGACAGGTGGAGCGAGTGGATACGCTAACCAGGTAGGTGAGATTCAAGCACTCGGCTTTACCTGGCACGCTGGCCAAGCTGGTATGAAGGATGGCGACTGGGCGATCTTTGGCGGCGGACAGTATGGACATGTGGCGATGTACTACCAGGGCAAGTTCTTCGGCCAAAACCAAGGCTCGGGAAATATCTACGTCGGCAACGCGTTTAATCTGATGGACTTAGGTGGCTATCGCAATTCAATCATTGGCTACTACCGACCTAACATCTGGAATGGCACCGCTAGCGCGCCAGCTGCTCCAACAGCCAGCTCGAAAGCAGTAAACGACCAAGTTGTCGCAGATGTCTTGCGCGGTGTGTACGGCAGTGGCAATGACCGCGTAGCACGGTTGCAAGCCGCTGGTTACAATCCAGCCGAAGTACAAGCGGTTGTCAACTCACGAGTAGTAGCGCAGGTACCACAAGTGGTTGCGCCACGGCAAAATTATACGGCAGGCGGAACTGGTAGTTACGTCGTGCGGCGAGGCGACACGCTCGGCAACATTGCACTCAGAAATGGCTGGCATGGCACGAACGGGCTGTTCGGTAATTCTGGCTATACACAGAGACTAGCTGAGCGAAATGGAATTGCTAACCGCGGATTGATATACCCGGGGCAAAGGATCAATCCATGAACCTCCAGAAAATAACCATCACCAAGTCCAACTTGTACTTTCGCGAGTGCAAGGCTTGCGGCTGCGTGACGCTGCACGTCGGCAAGACCACGCCGCAGATGCCAGCAGGCTCGACATACAATGACTGCTTGCAATGTCTGGTTGACGCGCACAGTGTGCCTGGACTAAGCCGCTGGATTGACCCGAAAACAGGTAAATTGTTGACTGAGCCGCGAGGCAAGACACCGCCAGTGGCAAAAAGCTGAACTGTTCGGAAATTCCGAACAACTGAAAACCGCCTCCGAGCTTTCGAGGCGGTTTTTGAACTGGAAAGAAATCCTTTATATTTAAGTTGCGCCAATCGCAATCCAGCTGAAGTAATATGAGCCTCTCAGTGTAGCACCGTCAAAACGCCGACATCTCGCTGTAAACCCTGAATTAGTAACACTAACCGCCCCAAATGTCGCACCAGCCCAAGACGGATTTGGCGTGTCTGACCACGGGTCGCTAGAGTTGCCGTAGCCGTTGTAGGCACAAATAACAGTCGGCACCGTTCCGCTCTTAAATGTCTTCGGAAACGCAACGGCTGTCGTAGCTTCTATTGTTTCAGTTGGGACTATTGCTCTTGCTCGACCATACTGAAAAATGACAGGTTCAACTGGTTGGCTAGTGCTATCTCGTTTTGCCTGAATGAAATCTCCCCAATTTAAATGTTGCGGCAAAATTATTTTATCTTTAATATGCCCTGAAACTATCGTACCATCGGATATAATCTCTGGTTTATTAATCCTGCCATCTCGCAGCGTGATCATTTTTCGCAAATCAGTAATGTCACTATCAATGATTGATGTCGCGCCCGCTCGCTTGAGCACTCTCGCTAGTACAATATACGGATTTGCTGCGCCAATTGCTGCTTGAACTGCTGACACGGTAGGGTCTGATGGCGTCGCGGCTGCTGCACCAGAAACTGCTTTCAGCTTAAACACATCGTTGGTGTTGTCTGTCACAGCCGTGCTTCCAGAAACACTGCGGTCAACATAAGCCACGATCAACGTGTTCGTTGGATTTGATGGCGACGCTGCACCTATACTAACCGTCTCAGTCCCTACGATATTGATGTCATACGAGGGATCTTTACCAACCGAAGCCGTCCCTGCTTTAACTGTGACGTTCATGCCACTACCAGCAACCACTTCCATGCCATTTGCCACGTCACCGTCAAGCGCATCTCGTAAAAATTGTGTCAGAGCTGCTGGGCTGTGCATACCACCACCGTAATTGAAAACTCGTCTTGTCATTTTAAATTCCTTTCCGCGCCCGCCAGGAAAGGCTAAGAAAAATTGCCACCGAACGGTCGCAATTTATTGACTCTATTATATCACAGATAACGTTCCTCTACCTGTCGCCGAGACAAAAAACTTAACCCTCACAGCCTGGTCTCCGTAATACTCAACTCGTACACGCCATTGTTGCGATTTTATGTCTGTCACGCGTCGGCGTACAGATGTTATCCATGGCTTAACATTCGGTACTCCAACCAGTTCGCTTTTTACATGTAAATCCAATCCTGCGGCCTTATTATTTGGGCAAAATGTTACTATAAATTCTCTCTGACGTGTCAAATCAGGAGATAGCGGTAATGTTTCGTCGCAGTCCCACGTATTCCCTGTTTTTATCAAAAACGTCCTGACGGCATCCGCTCCGACAATCTGCAACTCTTTTTTCTCGCGCTGCCGGCGCTCCAAATCTTTCAATTCACGCAAGAGATTTGGCTGCGAATTAACTCGATTCACTGCCATGGCGTCCACTCCTCAAAGCTAATTGAGCAATCATCATTTGCAATTACTTGAAATTTGAGCTGTATTGGTTGTGTTTTTGGTCCGAAAACTGGTATAAACCACTTTTTCATGCTGGATTGGCTTGGCGGTAGTGGAATGTCAATCGTTTTTTCAAGCGCCGAATCCACACTGGACTCAACCGCCAAACTTGCCACTAAATTACCAGAGTCCAAAGCTCTGGCGGTAACAATGCAGACATTCCACCCGTTGCTGCTTGCTGCTTGTCCTGGTTTGTGGGGCGTGATTGACATATCCCAGCGGCTGTTTGTCTCGGATAGCTTCATCACAATCTGCTCTGAGCCGACAAGCTGTGGTGTTTTCTCGTCATTCAGTTCCCGCTCCAGTGCTTTTATCTCTGTGATGTAATCGTTCATGCTTAATCTGCTTTTAGCCATACAATTTTACCTTCACTGATGTTTTGCCCCTATCAGTACTACGCAAGCGGAAGCGTACGCGCAGCTTTACCTCGTCACTGCCCATTGTCGCGTAATGTGCATTTGTCATATATGTCGATATAATCTTTCTGGCAGAATAGTCCGTCTGATCCAACAAATACTGCACCGAGTATATCGAGTTACTACTGCCATCGTTAGGTAGTCCAAAGCCTAGTCCAAACGACGGCGAATATCTTGGCTGCCAGTCTTGACCGCCAAGCGATAACACCAGATACGGATATACTACCGGCGAATCCTGATATTTCGGCATATATATCGTCGTAACCTCCAGCATCTTAGGGGTCTGTAAACTGCCAGTCCCCGGCAACTCCGCCACCCGCGTTCGCGTCACCTGCTCTACGCCATTGACAACCTGCACAAAGTCAAACTCATCCCACAAATTATTTTCAGGCACCTGGTACGTTTGAATGCCCGACTTTACGCTCGTCAGCTGTGGAGTTACTTTCATCTCAGCTTGCTGCGCGCGTAATCGTGCCAGTAGCCCAATGGCAGTTTGCTCTTCTAGCTCAGTTAATCTACTCATCTTCTTCCTGCCGCGCGATGATGTCATCCACGCTTAAATTATCAAAGGTCAGAGTTACATCTTCGGCATCATTTTCATCCACGTCAACTTCAATTTTTTCAATACGGTAGAATCCACGAATGTGCTCGAACATGATATAGCCATTCATCTCAATATAGATTGTGTCGCCGAGACCCACATCGTTTAAATCAAGCACACCGTCAGATAGCGTAAAGCTCGGCAGCTCGCGCACGTCTTTTAGCAGTTCTAGTACGCCATTTGTATTCTCTTGTAAAGTCGTCTCACGAACGACCGAGCTAAACGTTACAATTTTCTCACGACGATACAGCGCCTTGCGTGAATACGGATCGGTGGCGTATGTACTCGGTGCATCATCGCCGTTGCCGCTACCAATACCAATCACATAATTAGCCAGGCTATCTACACTTCGCTCAAATCCAAAGCTGGCCACATTGCCTGGGTAGCTCAATCGAATATCTGGACGATAGCTTCCCATAGCGTCAAACGTGTTGAACTTTTTATCAGGCGTAAACTGAAAATCTGGGCCGTCAATGACATTACTCAGCCGCACCAGAAAGTCTTTCACATTTGCCCGCTTCTGATGACGTTGGCGTGGATTTTTGCCGAGTGATGTAAACCTACCGCGCCGAATACCGAAATCTCCATCCTGCTTTCCCTGGTACTGATTTATTACGCCCCAAGCAATGTCGCCTTGTCCAGTTTTGTCATAATCAGCATCCACATAAGCGTCCTTAAAATAATTAAGGTAGCCAGTAAAGCTCAGCTCAATATCAACTGATGGATCATTCGGCGAAAACACCGTTTTTATCAGGTGTGCACCGACTCTATCCTTGCCGTTGCGCACAACTCTAATGTCTGTCGTGCCGGCATCCATAAAATCATACGGCCGCATGCCGGTTTTTTTGACATATTCCTCATATCGCGCCAGATCCATCCGAAAACTCACTGTCTCGGCGGCGTTGCGCTGCTCAGTCCATTTTAGCCCCTGTGCCAAATGGCGAATATCGCCGAGGCATTTTCCATTCTTGCTGTAAACCTCAATCTTGTACTCTGCCATGGTTCAAATCCCTATGTATCCGCTCCTAAATCGCAGCTCTGCTTCTGTCTGCTCGTCTTGCTCGTCAGTTTGCAACTCAATCATGTTGTCGCCGGGTACTAATCCCCAGAAGCTCGAGCCGGCAGCCTGCGAATCGTACACATTCATGCCGTCCAAAATAATCGTCTTGTTTTTCATATCAATTTCCAGCTTGCCGCTCGCGCTGACCGTCAAAATGAGCTCCATTGTCTGATTTGTTGTACGGTTTATTAGCTTCGGATTAGTTGCTTTGGTATGGATGATTATATTTGGTAGTATTGTCTCGTTCCCAGAATTATTGACCGTCGCTGGCTGCTCATCTGGACTGATGTACAGGGGTAGCGTGAATGGTATAATAAATCCGCCCTGACGCGTCTTGCGGATTGTCGCTAACAGCTCGCCGTCACTGTTGTCATAGAGCAATGGATCATCCGCCTTAAGGTTGATTTTCCATTTCACTAGATTGAGCAGTTTTTCGATCGGCATTTCAACGCCGATAAGTACCACCTCTGTCGAATAAACTTGCCCGCCAGGCGTCACTACTCGAAGTGTACCTTTGGTTTTTACCAACTGCGCCAGGACTGTAGCGAATTCCCGTCGCCGTTCCTCTGTTTCATGCACCGTCCTACCGAAAATCCTACCGCTAAATGAGATAAAACGCGGCTCGTACAGTTGTTTCGTTGTCCAACCACCATTTCGCCCAAGGTTAATTCCTTGTGATGTGCGAATTGCAGGCAACCCCGCTAAGCCCTCAATCGGCTCATCCAGGTGCATGCCGATGAGCTGATCGTTTATCTGAAAATCGTTCAAAAATACTTGCCACATAATCGCCTCCTACGCCTGACTCAATAAATATCCCAAATCACTTGCAACCATCTGTGCGTCGACCTTGTCACGCACGTTGTAGGTGTTATTTACGGTTATATGTTTTGTCATACCACCGTCACCACTGCGTCGTCTGTTGATCTGTTCAACCAGGCTCGCCATTTTGCTTTCAGGCACGACCCATTCATTCTGGCCGCCATCGCCGGCGTAAATGATTGAGCCACCACCTTGTGGCGTGACGATACCACCAGTTGCCAAACGTGGAATGTGTAAACTTGGAATATTGCCGATGTTCACTCCTGGGATCTTATTAATCAATCCGATTGCTCCGTTAATCATACCGATAAATCCATTTGCCATACGCTCTACCATGCCTAGCGCGCCATTGACTGCACCTTTAACTGCACCACCAATAGCATCCCCAACAAAGCTACCCAGCCTGCCGAACATTCCAGTAATGCTATTCCATACCCCGCCGAAGAAACCACCGAGCCTGCCAAAAATGCCGGTTATAGCGTTCCATGCACCCTGAAATATGCCACCGAACCAGCCAGCCACACCACTGAAGATAGACACTATACCGTCCCAAAGCCCCTTAAACCACTGACCTATTGACGAAATTGTTGATGATAAAACTTCTACAAAGCCATTCCAAATATTCTTGCCAGTTTCTGTTTGTGTAAAAAACCAGACTATTCCGGCCACAACTGCTGCTATCGCTACGACTAAGAGCGTTAAGGGGTTGGCATTCAGCGCAGCATTGAACAACCATTGTACTCCAGTAGCGATTTGTGTCGCGACAGTCCAGGCTTTAGAGGCTGCGCTAGCTAGCCATACAGCGGTATTGTATGCGACTACTGCGCCAGTGAATACCCCAACCCCAACTGCTATTACTGTGAATACTGCACTATTATCTTTCACAAATTTTATTAGACCGGCCACTGAATCAAGTGCCTTTTCAAAACCAGACCCCAAGCCGCTAACGGTTTCAGACAAACTGCCGCTACCAAAGGCCTCAATAATTTTGGCAACACCACGCGTCACTGCCGTTTTAGAGTTCTCTATCGCCGTTTGAATACCGCCAGTACTGTTCCGAGCCTGCTGCTCAAAGCTCTGAAATCCGTTCACTCCCTCTTTGTTCATCTTTGTGAGGGTACTCATGAAATCATCCATAGACACAATGCCGGTGCGCATCGCCGTGCCCAGTGCTGTCGTCATGTCGCCAGTGCCATTCTTAACAGCGGTTAATTGGTCGACAAGCTCCTTGCCTGTTGATGACATTGGATTTTTCTTGGCATATTCCTCTGCTTTTTTGAGGTATTCATCTATAGCTGATCCATTTTGGAAGAATGCCTGCGCAATTTGTTTTAGCTGCGCAGGCATGGCACTCTGTAGTGCACGCCACTCCATCATGTCAGGCTTGCCTTTAGCGTAGGCCTGAGAAATCTGCTCAATTGCTGTAGCCTGGATGTCCATTGGTGCACCGCCGGCTAGAATAGCATTGTTGAGCGCCAGAAACATTTCAGTAGATTTGCCAACGTCACCGTTCTTTGATGTCAGACGTTGAACCGACGCAGCTGCACTATCTAGCGAGGTTGGCAGACCCTTCAGCGCATCGGACATTCGTGTGATAGCTTTTTTTGAATCATCGGCAGATATGCCGAGGTTACTCATTACCTTAGGGAAGTTATTCAAAATGTCCACGCGACGAATAGCGCCATCAACAGAGTTGTTGATCATATCAAAGGCTTTGTGGACGCCAGCAGAAATCAAATTACCAGCCGCGACCGAAACTGCACCGCTCAAGCCGCTGAACGCATTTTTAGATTTGTTGCCAGAGCTGCTAGATTTATTAGCAAAGCCATCAACAGCCGCACCAGCCTTGTTCAGGGCCGCAATAAGCTGTGAGCTGTTGCCCTTAATCGTTAGGGTGAGTTCATTGCTAGCCATAACTAACCACGCCCTTTCGATATTTTTTCGTAGGACTCAGCCTCCAACTTGTTCTCGACAGCACGCTTCGCCATGATCGCCTCTATAATCCACTCGGGCGTATCCAGATACTCCTCATATGTCCAGCCGTAGTCTTTGAGAATCCCTGCGATGATTATCGGTTCTGGAACTGCGGTTTTTGCTCGATACGCCCGCTCATAATCTTGCGCAAGCGCGGTTATCCTTTTGGGCTTGCTTTAGGGTCTAAAATCTCTTGCAGTGATTCAGAAATCACGTTAAAGTCTTCGCCGCTAGTTGAATCCATCAATGCCTCATAGGCAGCGTCAGGTCCGTCGGCATCCTTATATCGCAGTAATACCGCCTTGAGCCCCAGCTCAATAGCCAAATCAATATCGTCTTTAGCTTTTGCAAATTCTTTTCGAGTGCGGTTAGTGATTGCCGTTCGTAAAACCGCCTCGCCACCGCTTGGTAGTTGGATAGTTTTCGTGTCTTGCATGAGTAGCCTCCTTAATTAAAAGCGACCACCTTGTGGCAAAAGAAAAATTGCGACCGAAGCGATCGCAACTTATTACTTGTATTATACCAAATTGCTTCTATAATTCATAATATGAAATCACTGAAATCTCTCAATAAAAGTACAAACGATAACAGACCAGATTGGAGAAAATTGACACCTATATGGTTCATCATCACAATAATCCTTATATTTCTATGCTGGCTGCCAAGCGGGCTAAAAGAGGCAGTAGCTACGACGTTAATGCTCACCAGTATCATATTACTTGGAATCACCATTTTTAGGTGGAAGAAAATATCCAAGATCTCTCGTGTCGTAGCTTTTTGTCTCGTCGTTGTCCTGTTCAATATAGGGGCCCCTATATTAACTCAGATTCGCGAAGCAGAAAAGCAATCCGCCAACGCTCAGCCCGCTAAAAACGAACAGCCGCAGCAAAAGCAGCCAGAGAAAAAACCAGAAGCACCAAAGCTTGATGAGAAGTTAGCGCAGGACACTAATTTCAAGCAGGGTGAAAAAGACACCGTAACAGAGGTGGTAGACGGCGATACAATCCGCACGTCAAAACACAATAAAATACGCCTTGTCGGTATTGACACACCAGAAACGAAGCACCCGCGCAAACCTGTTCAGTGCTTCGGCAAAGAAGCGTCTCAAAAAATGAATGATTTAGTAGCCGGCAAAACTGTCTATCTAGTTGCCGACAGCACCCAAAGCAGTAAAGACAAATACGGCCGTGATTTATTCTACATTTACCTCGAGGACGGCACGAATGTCGCCTACACGATGATCCGCGAGGGCTACGGGCATGAATACACATACAATTCAAACCCACACAGGTGGCAGTCACAATTTCGCGAAGCTCAGCGACTAGCACGAGAGGAAAACAAGGGCTTGTGGTCGCCGACTACCTGCTCTGGCGATACGGAAAAATCAGTAGCACAACCAGCCGTACCCGCTGCTCCCGCTCCGCAGCAGACTCAACCTGGTGGTGATGTAAGTTTCAGCAGCTGCAAAGAGGCACACGCCGCAGGCTACAGCAATATACGCCGCGGCGAGCCTGGTTATTCGCCAAACCTCGATAGAGACGGCGACGGTATTGCCTGCGAGAGTTATCGCCGACGATAAATAAAAGCCCGCATAACCTGCGGGCTTTTCTATTCAGCAAACCATTACTAATAGGTGTACTTATTCACCAATTTCGCAATAATCGATTTGTTAAAATCAGCCGTGTTGAGCAACATGACTGCATCGATTTTCTCGGTGGCAATGTCGCTCACGCCATAACTTGGCTCGTAGCCGCTAAATGCTGCGACAGCGATGTCGAACGTCAAGCTGGTGTTGGTTTTCGTGCCAGCCTTGTTCTTATCATCGATGAACGCTACTCGCAACGCCTTGCGCTCGTCGTTGTAACTCATCGCACGGTAGGTTTTATCGCGGTACAGTTTCTCGATGGATATTGACACTTCGAGTTCGCCGTTCAAAATCTCGCCGTAGGTGTCCTTGGAATCCATAGTCTGCTGTGGCTGGAGATTTTTGGTGATGGTTAGCGTCAGGCTCTTAATGTCTTTTGCCTCAGGCGCCGCATCAAGCCCTGCCAAATCGTCAGCAATCTTAAACATCGCGTGCTTCGCTAGGAATTCAGTGTCATCGATGGTATATGTCACGTTACCACCACTAATTTCCTTGCTCTTATGCGACTTGAACACCACCTCCACCTTTGGAAAGTCGTCAGGTGTCCACGTAAACGTCACAGAATCCGCCATGGCATAAGCAAATTGCGCTGATAGGTTCGGCTCTTTAATTGTCATGGTCGCCGAGATGTGATTGTTGTCGTCCCTCAGTGTAAACAGATGCTCTTTAGCGGTAGTATCACCCTGCACACCAGTGGTGGTTGGTTTCTGTCCAAATGCTAGTGCTAGCCAGTAGTACAGTCCTTTGGACCATAGCTTGGTCGAGATTGAACCGTCACCTTCAACCAGCACATCGGTCTTGCCGTTATTCTTGATGATCGTGCCGAGCGCCGACTCGTTCATCTTACTGGTTGGCGAATCCTTAAAGCTAATATCGAGGTGTGGCGCACCATAAGTTGGCACAACTGCCTTGCCTTTGTCGTTCGGGTCTTCCAGCCCAATGCCGACGGCGACTTTTCGTCCTGAAAATGTTGGCATTTCTTACTCCTTTTATTATTACCTAGGTAACAAAAAAGCGCCTCCTGTAAAGAGGCAAAAATAGAAAATTGCGACCTTCGGAGACCGCAATTTGTTATCCTAATTATACCACAATCACGATAATAAATCTGGGCGGAACTGAGCATGCTTCACTTTGAATCGCACGATAGCTTCAGCGGTGAACAATCCCTTGTCGCGTGGTGTCGCGTCAAACTCAACTGTTGTTTCCTCGCCGGCATCAATCCATAGCCTTTCTCCTGGATCTTGATTAGCACGTAATGCGCCGATAATACTATCTTTGCGCAGAGTCATGTCATCGTGTCGTTTTGCTACCAGCTCAACTAGCTCAAGGTGACTACGTGCGTCTGTTCCTTGATTAAAATCTTTGGTCATATCCACGACCACACACAAAACGATCGCCATATTACTCTCGACTTCGCCGCCGGCTGAATCGTGAATTTCGTAGTCGTTATCAAAACTGATAAACGCCATCGGCTGTGTCAACTGGCTTTTATTTATGACGACAGGGTCGCCATAACCGTACCGACCACGCAGAATTGCCGGGCCGTCCTTTTCTAGAATGTCCTTGATTTGCTTGAGTATTGGGTCAACATATTTAGCCATGGTTTCCTCCTGTTACATTATGTGACGCTGGAATATGCGCGTTACTTCTCGTGCCTGTCGCTCCTCAATCGCCATCATCACACGGCGCGGCAGATATTTACGCGGCTGGCGCGACTGATGATACTTAAAATATGGGCGCAAGTTAGATATTTCTGCTTGTTTCGTATATATCCTACTGCGAAAACCACGCCGCATCGCGCCAGTCTTCTCGAGCATCCGCCACGGATAAGCTTTTTTGCGTCGCTTCCACTTACCCCACACACCACCATGCGATCCAAAGTTCTGGTCGATGACTTTCATCATGTAATCTGCGGACTCTTTGAGTGGCGCCTGCAGGTTTTTAGCTTTACGCCCACGCGTATCTAAATCCCGCAACACTTCCTTGCGCCCCTCAACAGAAAATACTAGCTGCAAGCCCATCGTTTAATCCTCGCGCTCGTAGCAGTCGTCATTGTGCCGACGTCGCCTATCCGGAAAATCGCCGAACAAATCACCGTCGCATCGTGCGCCGACAGCACCAAGTCCAGCGCTCAAATCATCACTGCCGTCACCGCAAACGCCGCCAGATTTCACAAATTCTTGCATATCCTGTTTTACTACCTCTAGCCGCTTATAGCCATCTTTGCTCGTGCCCTCAATGTCCTGGTTAAAGCCGTATTCACGGATCAGCAATCGAGCGGCCGCATAGTTGGTACACAGCTCCACTACCCTGCCTGGGATTTCGCGACCATATTTACCATACGGCGCGCAGGGGTCGACACCCTCCATGCTCTTATCAATCCACGCCATCGCCGCTTTACGCGCTAACTCAACCACGCGCAGCGGCACAGACGCATATGAATAGTCAATTGTCACTACCGAATCATTCTTTGGCGCCTTTTCTAGCTCAATCACACCAAACGCCTCATTTACGCTAACAGCCTTAACGGGCACACCATCGACGAACACCACGAAATCATCAACCGTGACTGTATCGTCGAAATTACGATCGGTGATAGGCTTGCGGTCGGTTGTAAATGTTGTATTTATTCCATCAACCACGCCACTCAAAGCTACGCCATTTTCAACATGGTGTAGCCCTGCTTCCTCGAGTATGTCTTGTAGTGTTGTGTAATACGCTGTCATCTGCAATTTATACCTTTCTCATTCTGGCGGCGGAAATGCTCCTATCCGCCGCCGTGTCAGAAAGCTATTCGCTTTGCTCAGAAAGAATGTTTTTAACTTTCTTCTCAGCTGCCTCTTGCGATTTAGCCATTGTTACGCCAAATCCATCAACCCAGAAGGCTTTTTCAGCTTTCTTGTTTTCAGATTTTGGCTGGCTGGTCTGCTCTGGAGCTTTCTTGTTTTCAGATTTTGGCTGATCTTCCATGATTTCCTCCTAAGAACCCACCGAACCGGCAATTAATCGATAATTTGCATACGCAGCGTCAAAGCGACCGTCAGTACCCCAAGTGTAGACGTCCTGGTCTTCCTGGCGATCTTTCAGGATTTGGCGCAGCTTTCCAATTGGGCGGCGTTCACACACTTCAACTGGCTTAACCTTTCGACTCAGGCAGGCAACATACCAGCTATTATCTGTAATTTGCGGAATAACCAAAATCTTTGCGGTGTGGTAGTTAGTGTTACTTTCCCCGCCAGCAAGATTCTCTTTCTCGACAATAGCACGCGCCTTGCTTTCCATGTTTGGTCCAACGATCAAAGTGTCGACGAGATAGCCAAACGATTTGCCGTTTTCAGCTTTCTGAGTCTGGACTTTCAGGCGAGCAGCTTCGTAATTAGCAGCTGTCAGGTCGCCAGTTTGTAGGTTGCCGTGCTCAGTAGAGAAGAAGTTGTGTCCATCGCCAGACTTCGTGACGAAGCCCTTGTTGATAGCCTCGATAGCCAAGGCTGAGTACATCAACTTGTTTTCGAGAGCCATTTCTTCAATACCTGATTTGTAAATGCCAAGCTCGTCGTCTTCAATATCTGCACCGTCAACGGCAACAGACTGCTCCCATTTACCAATTTTCTGCATCTCCACGTTGAACGAGAACGTGCCTGGTCGACGCTCACTCTCCCAACGCCTCATGCCTGGTACGGCGGTTAGGTTCAAAATCCGCGCAAAACCAGATTTGTTTGGAGTAATGGTATACAAATCTTTAGCTATGTCGTTCGACTCTTCGCTCATTGCTTTGCGGAAAATTGTCTTGACGTACAGGTCCGCGCGACCGAGCTGTGTAGGATTCAAACTCATTTTCTATTCCTTTCTATCGTAGTTTAACTCGAACCGATGTAGTCGATTCAATTTTAGTAATAATCCCGATGGCTACAGCGTCATTGCCTGTTGCCAAACCGACAGTATTGTCATCAACGAGCGCGACATTCTTGCCTACGTTCGCTTGAACACCGACAGCAGCCGCACAGTTAAAGCTCACCACACCCTCAGTGTACACGCGCACCAGTCCACCAGTTACGGACTCCTGAGCGACACCTACAAAAGGCTCTTTTGGAGCGCCAGCATGTGCATAGCCGTTGCTTGCGATTGTCACGGCAGCGCCGTGAAAAATCTTATTTGTTCCCGCATCAACTTCAACCAAATCACCGGTTTGTCGGCTGTCGTCTCGCGGAGCTGTTAGATTAGCCATTTGCTATTCTCCCTTTTCCTGACGTTTAGTTTCTTTCAAATCTTCTTCGCTCAAGCCGAGGTCTGTCAGGCTTTGTTCGTCCTCGCTTAGCTGAACTTCATCACCGCCACCGTTGCCTTCGCCGTCAGTTCCTTTCTCGTCGGTCAAGTTCAGCTTTGGACTTGCCTCGATAAACTCACTTAATAACGTATCAACGGTCTTGGTTTCATCATCAGATAGGTGGATTTCAGTGCTTGATGCCTCAGACAACGCCATGAATGCGTCCTTTTGAGCCGGCACTACCTTGCCATCACTCAGTAACTTATTGAATTTCGCCTCAGCGTCGCGCTTTGCTGCTGCAGCTTCCTTTTCTGCCAGCACAGCTTCGCGATCAGCCAATGCTTTCTCGCGCTCAGACAACTCGTTTTCTTTGTCATTATCTTTTGGCGCCTCAGCGTCGGCGATTTGCTGCTTCACAGCTTCTGCTTGGTCTTCTGGCACTTCAATCTCAGCACCAGCAGCGACCGTTTCGGTTTTGTTTTCGCCGTCAACCGCGTAGGTCACTTCAACATCAAACTCGCGGTCATTCTTAATTTTTACTGTCATAGTCTTGTCCTCCTTTTCATAATCTTGACTATCACTAAACAATACTGCCGGTACTTCATCGGCAAGCGGCACAAACCGCCGCATACCTTTGATGTACGGGTCGACAACCAGCCCGACATGCTTCAATAGCGGCCCGACAAATTTGCCGGTCTTTTTGTCGAGGTAATTGTCTTCAAAGCCCATTGATACATCAGGAATATTGCGGTTCTCAATACTCTTTGCGGTCTCGTCGTCTCGTATCTCGATGACAGCGTTGATTCCATCGTCAGTCAGCTCCATATTGACCATTTCACCTCTATTCCAAGCCGCCAGCTCGGACGAATTCCTAGGATGACCCAGTGGCACTGCCACAACGCCATATTTGCCGCCGTCAAAGTTCTCTTTCAGCCGTTTTCCAAATAGCTTATCAAGCACCATCCTTTTTGAGGTGTTGTTTGGATCAACATACTCACCGAACTGACAAATCTGCTTCTTGAAACGCTTATATTTACCGCCCTCATTGTCGGCTAGCTCTACCTTTGTGTCTCGATTGATGAAAACATGCATACTCATATGATTTCTCCTGGCTGAACCGCGACCGCACGCAGGCGAGAAAGTGGAGTTTTACAATATCAACTGTAAAATGTTTGTGTTGCAATTATTCAAGAGTAATTCACAGAGGGTAACTTCCGATGTCAAAAAGAAAAATTGCGACCTACATGCGATCGCAATTCATTACGACTATTATACCACAAAGGTTATGTTAGCAACAACTATTCATCGTTATCTTTGGATTTAATAGCTTCAGGGTGCTCATTTAAGTAGTCAGAGTCCATTTGCCAGATGTGATGTAGACGTCTGGTTGTTTGGCTCGGTTTGTAATTTGGATCAGCAAGGCGCTTTTTGGAGCGCTCGTACGATTCGTCAATCTCTCGTAGTAAATCCTCAGTGAGGATACTGTCGTTGCTGTCATCCAAGTATTTTGTATCGTCCGTCATCTCCACCTCTGCTAATATAACTCCATTATCCCTCTTTGAGAGGTTTTTTACAACAAGCTTCTTGCCTCGCGACAGTAGATATTCTCGTTCATTAACTGTTGAATTGACATTATTATCTGCCAATGTTTTCTCAATGTCCAAATATGGCATATCCTTTGGGGCTCTGAAAATAAACACATATTTATTCGCTTCAGACTGCTGTGCAAACTCTATCGATATTCTTGGGCTAGTAGAAGTAGAGAGAAAATTAGGATTATCAACAATATCGTTAATCGACAATTTTGACTCTAGCCCGATGCCGCGATATAGTACGATATCTTTCTCCAACTTTGTTTTTTTAATCGCTTTATCCAGCTGTTTAATATCAGCCTCAGCATACGGATTCATAGGATGATTGCCCAACAGCGCCTGGTTGATGTTGATGTATCCATTCCCTTTATACGACTCAATGCTCGATAGTTCAGCCTTTGTGTATTTCAGCGCCCCAGGTATCGTACTTGCCAGCTCAGCTTTAGTTGTTCTCTGGATATATTCCAGCCGCTCAATGAGCTTATTATCAATCCCTGTTACCGTCGGCAACTTATAGTCCTTGTTTAGCGCTGACACCCTCACCCAAATGCAACCACAGTTGATGTGCTTTGGCGGCCGCTGGAACGTAGTTCTGCGTTCGTTGGCAGAGATCACCTTGCCGTCTAGCTCGGCGCAAATTGGACAGGTATTTTTCTCCATCCGTGCCGACCACTGATAGACAGCCGTGTCGTCATCTTCATCAAACGATGCGAAACTATCGTCACGCCCGTCATTCATACCTTGTGAGATAATAGTACCTTTAGTGCCGAGCACTGCTTGAGTGATCCAGACACTCGTCAATAACCCGATTGATTCCAGCATCGCATTGCGGGCAGCTTCGTCCTGTTTGCCGCTAGTGTTAGGTGTTCCAGATTCTTCATCAATGTCCTCGTCGTCACCGTCAGCCAAGTTAATAGACTGCTTCAGCTTCTCGCCAGCGATGATATTACGCACGTCTTCAGTCTGCATATTGATAATGAAATCCACGTATTGTTTTTCTCGCGCCCTCAGCTCCTTTTTCAGAACTGGTGCTGGCAGCTTCTGCTCATCTGCCGCGGATAGCTTGCCGTAGTTGTAAGCTGTGCGATATTGTTTTGCCAGCAGCGCAGAATAGCTAGCTGGCAGCGTGAACTCCTCATCGAGCGAGATATCAGCCACCGCTTTACGCAGTTCCTCGGTCGCTGCGGTTTCAAAACTCGCCTCCTGCTCAGCCATCCACTTTTCGATTGCCTTGAACTTGACGCGTTTTTCGGCGTCGGTCAAATCTCGGTCGATCGCAACGTGCTCGTGCGGCTCGGGCGTATCAACTTCGCCAAGCTTGTCATCTTCGCCTAGAAATTTGCCGGCGTCGCCGCCAGAACCTCCATCTTTGTTATCATCCGCGTTTTCGTTCTCTTTACCAGCGGACTTGTCATCTTCCGTATCTTCCTGCCGCCGCTTTTTGATCGCCTCCAGGTCGATACCAAGGCGTGTCGCTGTTGATTCCTCGATTCCAGCAGCAATATCATCCGACACCTTGTCTTTTTGCACGAGCAATTTAAACGCCTCAAACACCGCCGAGATAATCGATTCGTCTGGCGTATCGAAATGAAATTCCGGATAGTGCCGTTCGGCAAAATTCAAGTCGATGAGGTCGGCGATGAGGTATTGGTTGATATGCGCTTCCAATAGCCGCATAACACCAGTGATTGCTGTTTGCAATAGGTCTTTCTGGTTGGTGCTCAGGCTATATGAGCCAACATTGCTCGCCGAGCCCTGTGTTGCAGTAAGAATAACGCTTGCATGAAATGCACGCGCCATCTCCGAGTTTTGTCGCTCAATCGATTGGTGCGGATCGCGCCCCTCTGTGTTCAGTACATCGAGTTCGTAACCATATGGCAGTGACGCTACTGAATTGCGTTTACCTAATCTGCCCAACACATCAAGTGCCTTATTACGCGCCCTCTTTAACTCATTGGTCACTACTCCATCAGCTATACGCCGCAAAACTTTCGGTTTAATGGCGTCAGCTTGCAAAGCAATGCTATCCAAATACTCCAATCGTCGCTTCTTATCGTAGCGTGGATACAGCGGCTTGAACGCACTGCGGCCGTAAAGATAACTGCGGCTCTTGCCATAAGTGAACAAGAAGCATTTGTGTGCTGGAATGATTATCTCGTGATAAACACCATCGGAGTCAGCAGCGCGCTGTTTTGTTCCGCCAAAACCACCATCCGTGTCACGAATGAGTGTGAGCGTGGTGGCGTCGCGGTGCGCTAGCCTCTTGAGTACCAATTTGCCGTCTCGCACTTCGTAAACCTTTTCAAACAGCGCAAACCCCTCGTAAATCGCCGCTAGAGATTGATCAATAAACAGACTCATTGGCGTTTGCATTCCGCCCTTGTGTGGTGGCTCTAGTAAATTGCGCCGCACCAGCTCAGCTTGCACTTCCCCCTCATCGTTACTGTCGGCGTCAATATGATACGTTGCAGCCAGAATACTCATAGTAAAGATGTTATACAGCGCTTCAACGGTCGTGTCGTTGTCGAGCATTTTGCGGTAATCTTCAATTTTGATGTCGTCAACTCGTGACTCCTCGCTATCAAAGCCCTCAAATACAATGTCGCCGGCAAAGCCGATTTCGCTTGTTAGATTTTTTGGTGTTGGTTCTGGGTTATTCTTACTAAAAAATGCCACTACTTTGCTCCTCGCAATAAGGCGGCTACCCTAAACCAAAAGAAAAATGCGGCTGTGATAACCGCAATTTCTAGCTTGATTATACCACATAATCATCATCCGACCAATCTTCTTCATCTTCGTCGTCTGTGCTTCTTTTTTCGTGATACGCTCCGCTCTCATCAAACCCGTCAGAGTCTTGACCTGCCCCCTCCACAAACAACAACCTCACTGCATAAGCCGCTGCGTCAACCATATCATCATGCGTCCCCTTCGGAAATTCAATCAGCTGTTCACGAAACGCCTGACCGTTCTGAATGTTTTTCACAGTGTATACCCTGCCCGCCTCAAAGAATCGGCTAACCGCCAGCAGTCGCCGCACCTTGTCTTTATCGGGTTCCAAGCCAATGACAGGCAACCCTTCCAGCAAATCCCGAAACACTAGCCCCAGCGCACCCTTCTCTATACCAATCACCTGCGGCTTGTATATTTCATCAAGCTCTCTTACTGTATCAGCAGTCACGCTCGGCGAGGTTCGTTGGTTGCGTATCGCACGTATGTAAACATTACCATCAGTATACAGATCAGCAACAATCATAGCGGTGAAATCGGCTGTTTGACGTTCACTGGCAGCAGGGTCGATTGTCAAAACTCGTGCTAGCCGTGCATGTTTGTCTGGTACTTGACTTGGTTCGCACTCTTTAATCCAATCAGGCTTGATAATAGCATCCTCTTCGCTGAACGGTTTGTGCTGATACTCCTGAGCAAAAGCAATACTTCCAACGAACTCCTGATCGCTCGGGTCATCTCGCATAGCCCTCAGCTTCTCTAGGCTGCGGTGCTCCGGCCACAAAGCGTGCTCAGTGCCATCCTCCTCGGTAGTGATTGCATAAAACACCCGCGTTTGCCAGCTCTTAAATACATCTTGCTGCTTCATCACCTTGTTCACAAGGCTATCGAAGTGTAGGATAGTGCCGATGATGACAGCCCGCCCACCCCTTGCCAGTGCTGGTATTGCCGCCTTGGTAAACCAATGATACAGCTTCTGGCGCTGCTCGGCGCTCTTGATGTTTTCGTCGTTCTCGATGTCATCAAATATCATCAGTGTCGGACGGGTATGCCGGTGGCGAATACCTCGGATTTTCATGCCAGAGCCTTTAGCCGCGTATTTAATGCCATTACTCAATACAAACTCGCCATCTTGCCAGTCGTCACCTTTCATATTGCCGAATAGCCACTTGATTTTTGGATTATGTTCAAACTCATCTTTCAATGCGTTGATGAACTCAGCCGCCTGTGTGTAAGTATCGCTGATTATCACCACGAACTCTTCCTGCTCAAAGCAGCCAGCCCAAAGCGGGTACGTCATGTCTACTGTTGTCGATTTCGCGTGTCCACGCGGTGCGATAACACCAACTCGTCGGTTTTCCTTGTTGCTAATTAGGTCTAATATCTCTTTATGGAATGGCGGCGTTTCCAAAGGAAAATACGGCCGTGCGATGAACCAGCCGAATAGATGAATATTCTCCCGCCGCTTGAATATCGCTAGCAGATAGCGGCGCAGCTTGTCGCGGTCAGTGTTCCAGTACTTGTCGCAAAGCCGCAGAATGTCCGCTCTGGTGAGGTTATTCAAAGATGGCTGCTTTGAGCTCGTCGTCATCAATATCGCCTTCCTCTTTTGCTTGTCTCAGCTTCAGGTCTCGTTCATCACGCCAGCCGCAGACGTTTTTCATAGTAAAGATAGCAAAGCTTGGCGGTGCAGCACCGCTCAAAGCCACGTCAACGATGAACTCGCGCTGTAGATCCTTGGCGGTATCGTAGGCTTCGGCAAATTCTGGATGCTCATTGCACCAATTTTTCAGTGTATTGCGGTGAACGCCAATCTTACGCGCAAAGCCCTCAAACCACGGGAAACGTTGCGGCAGGCGGCGCGAGACGTATTTGCCGCCCTCAGTGCCGACTATCTCCTGCTCTCTAATAATTTCTAGCGGCTCGATTGAAAAATAATCAATGAGCTGCTGACAATACTCTGGCTTGTATTTCGTCGGCTGTCCTGGCTCTTGTTGCTCAAGCTGTTTTGGCGGCTCAACAGGTGGCGTTTTCGGCGTATCCTTAACAATCCCGCGCAACTGCTGCTTCGGGGACTTGCGTGCGGGCTGCTTACCTCTTCGCTTGTTCCTGCGCATCATTTTTCTGGTTGCCATGATAATTTCTCCAAATAAAAAAGCGGCTCTTTCGATCCGCAATTCTATGGCTATTATAACATAAAAGAGGCGGCGCATAATTCGCCACCGCCTCAGTCAACCTTTTAGGTGCACACATATTATTGACGTTTGCACCCATTATGTCTTAATTAGCTTGATTTATCCACGTCATGAACTAAAGTCAGCTCATAAGATTTTCTAGTAAAATACTGAATAGTATTGCCGACGATGAGTTGCGGATCGTATTTAACCACGAACACACCATTTTTATATCCAACAACTACACCCACTACTACTCTGCCATCTTTATCAATATTTCGAGCGAACGCCACTCTGTCGCCGATTTTTATTGTGCATTTCGACGCCAATATGTCTCGCTCTCGCTTGCGCACGTCAGCCGCCTCCTTAATATTTCTAACTAGCCCCATTTCAAGCCTCCTTATTACCTTTACTTATATTACAATTCCTGTGTGCTAATTGGCAGTTCTCAATCGTCGTCAAACCGCCCTTGCTAATTGGAATGATATGGTCAATCGTACAGTCTTTCATTGTCTCAATCGGCTTGTCGCAGAGTGAACAGATTGCTCCATTCTTATTTATCAGCTGTTTGCGGATAAATTGTGTAGTGCGAGTTTCTTTCAACCTGTAAACTCTAGGTGTTGGCGTTTTGTAGTTGCGCCCTTTGATCTTACGCTTCATCAGGCACGCTCCTCGATATAGGAATAGACATTGCTATATTAACTTACTGCCTATTAAGAATATTGCCACCATAGCCGCTATAAACAAAATTATGATTACCGCGTAACACATATTAGCTATATGATTAATGCGTCCTAGGCTTTTTTCTAATTCTTTATCTGTCATTTCATTTCTCCTCCACTAATTCAGGGTTTTCGTGGATATTACCAATGGCTTTTACTTCATAACCATCAGCGCAGTTTAATTGTAGACCGCCACCTGGCGAACGACGCCGATATACGAATTGCGCTAAGGATCGGTGCCAAGCTACTCGCCAAACTCTACCGAAATTGCAGCGGACAATACTGCCGTCATAAATTTTTTCACCACATTTATCGACTGAATCTATATATTGCTCAATCACTAGCCGCCCCTCAATCGGAATCGGTTCATTGTCGCCCTCAAGCTTAGCTGAAATAAGTTTGTCGCCTTGCCAATGCAGCGACACGACTTTGCGCATTCTTTTTTCTAGTTTATCCCAGGCGCGGAATTTAATATCACGCATCTCTCAAAACCCCATAATGGTTACTTGGTATTTCATTGCCGCCAGCTAGAATGAGTAGGTGAACAACATCTTTCAGCTCTCGGTTGTCGTGAGCGCTACGAATATATATCATTGGATTCTCGTAATGATGGTCGTTTTCGTCGATATGCTGTTTGGCGGCTTTGCCAGTAAAGTACATAACTGCGCCATAGTCTTTGCCAGCTTTGTTATTATCTAGGATCGTCCACATCGGCATATCAGTGGATCGATTATCTTGATTGACCAACTCGTCGCTTAAGGCTTTAATGCGCCACAACAGGGCTTCTTCAGCTGGATTTTCTGCTATGATTTTCATTTAGATCTCCTTTCCATCCTTACGCTTGTCTAATATTACAAAATAACTCCAAGGTATTTCCCTAAAAAGACTCTCGACGGTTTCTTCAGCGAACAGTTCAGCAATATAGACGTCGCTCTCCCAGCCGCTCATAATGATTTGCATGTCGTCATTTTCGTACCAGAATTCATATTTGTAATATCTAGAAAAATTAACTTTAATATCTTTATATTCTTCTGGAAGTTCGTTTTTAATGCGATTGTTCTCGTCTCTGACTATGATTTCTTTCATTTCTCCTCCATCAATTCAGGGTTTTCGTGGATATTACCTACAACTTTTACACTAAAAAAGTCTGACTGAGCCGCCAAAGCGATACTGTTCATCGCTTCGTCTAACTCTGGTTTTAGATCAAATGCAGGATACTTCTCATCACCGCACCATTCAACTACATGTATGGTAGGTTCTGTCCAATCACTATGTTTAACCTCTACAATATCTTCTGCATAAATGTCTTTACCGTTCTTGTCTGTTAAACCTGTGAGCTGCTCGATAATATACCGCTCATTATCTGGGTCTACCAAAATTCGCGCATACCACAACTCAGAGTCATTGTCATTACAGCCCTCAAATACAAATACATTGCTTAGGTTGTCTATAGCTATGTCTTTTTTGTTGAGATAAACCTTTTCTTGATTATCCCAAACTCTGAATTCTATTTCACGCATTATTTTTCCTCCGGCTTCTTAATCCGCACGAGGCGGCATTTTGTAATATATGCACCTAAAATGCTCATGTTGTCGCCAGTTTCCAAAACTCTGAACACAGGCAATCCTAGTCCAAAAAGCTCTACAATTTGACATGGAATACGGATCTTATTGCCAGTCTCTGACGCTATGTAAGTGACGGATACATAGTCATACATTCGTAATTTGTCATCGTCACCTATTTCCCAGTCGTCATAGGTAAAATGGCTCAAAACCAGGTCGCAACACTCTGCGTGATCATAGTTATAGCTGCTGTGGTCTAGCGGCTCTTTAACGTAGCCGTCCCATAGCGGTTGGCCGCAGTTGTGGCACTCTGGACGACCGGCACAGTAGCATAGATCGTGTCCATCATTACACGATAGCGAGCGAGGGTCTCCTGGCCGTTTTAGATTGGTTGATTGCTCAATCTTTCCCATCATTCTCACCTCTGTTATTTTCGTTGATCGTTGGTTGATTTTTTATAGCTGGATAAACTCGACGAATAAGTAACCTGCGGTAGGGTTCTTTGCCGTCTATAGTTAGCTTTATCCCGTTAAGCTTTGACTGTCCTAATAATTCAAAAAACATAATCTCACCATCTTTGTTTTCTTGAGTATAAATAGCATTTTCCGATTGAGTTCCGTCTGCCCTTAGAAAAACAAGGTCATCATCTGAAACATCTAATATTCTCATTGACATCTCCCTCTATCCAACACTGATTTTTTTAATATCTTGATGGCTTCATCTACGAACTGTCTATAAATGGCTATCTCTCTAGCTTTAATCATTCGCTGCAGCTTAAGGTATGGATCGTCAGGATCAAGCTTTGAATTGAGCCAGTCTTCAAACATATCACCGTTAAAATATCCGTCTTCCGTTGACCACGGGAATGCTAGCTTAGGCACTTCTTTCGGCACTCTTGAATTTTTGTTACGCTTCATCGATATCTCCTTTCTCTATGTCCACAAGATTAGTGGTTTAGTTGACATTATTTACCGAGTTGGGGACAACTGTATAACCATTGTTTGATAATATCTCCTGCATTCTCTCTAGCCGACGGCTCTTAATTATCTCAGCCTCTTCTTCCGTGATAAAGTTCTGACGAAGCTCTAGATCATTAAGCCGTACGTCTTTCTGCCAGTCGGTAACAACTATCTCGCGTGAAATTGTTGGAATATCGAATGCATCATCGTCAACGCTGATCGATACCTTGATTGGCACCTCACCACGCTTAAGGCTTGGTAGTGTTTTAGTCATTCTAACTACTTGATTAGCGTTAACAACTAAATAAATTACATCTTTCAT